TTATTCCTTCGTTTTTGTGGCATTTGTGGCAAAATTTGTGGTGTTTTCGTCTGTTTTTAGTGTGAAAAAAGCATCTACTTTAGACTGATTATGTTGACGCAAATTAGAACTTAGGTGGCTATAATATTTTAATGTTGTATTAATATCATCATGACCAAGTCTATCAGCTACATAAATGATATCCATGCCTGCCTCAACGCATAGTCCTGTGTGAGTGTGTCGTAACTTATGCAATGTCACTGGTTCAGAATTAATTGTACTGCATATCTTTTTCAAAGCTTTATTACATGATGCGTTATCCACTGGTTTATTGTGATAGGTAATGAATAATAACATCTGTGGATTTTTTATACTATATTCTTTTATATAAGCACTATGCCATGTAAGATAAGACTGTAAATATTGAGCAGTAGAGTTATCAATATAAATCACACGTGATTTTTTTGTCTTGGTATCAATGAATGTATTAGTGTACTTATAATCCCACGCTTTATTGACTGTTATAGAACGTTTAGCGAAATTAATATCTTTCTTTGTTAGTGCAATAATTTCTTCGAACCTCATACCTGTCTGTACTGCTAAAAAGATAACTACTCGTGATATAGAATGAAATTTTGCAAGTTCTTCTAATAATAAATGAACTTTGTCCGTTTCCATAAATTGTGCTTTTGTTTTTGCCACATCATGTCCGCTTATATGAGCGCCTATAGCTGGGTTTTTCTTCATGTAGCCTAAATGGACAGCTTTATTAAAAATCGCTCTAATTTTGCGGTGCCGGGTGTCTACAGTGGATATTGCATAGTCTACAGATAAATGATTAATAAATTGTTGATACTGCACAGCATCAATCGAATTAAGTTTAATTTTTTCATCGAAATAATCAACGAACTGATTATAAGCAAGATCATATAAATTAATTGTAGATTGACTGCTTTTTCCATCTTTAAAAGTTTTCATGAATAGTGTATAAAAATCTTTGAAGTTCCATTCTTTTAACGAACTACTATCATGCTGAACTTGTTTTAATAATTTAGATGCTTTATACATTAAGTTTGTTTCACTGGTATCTGTCAAACGTTTTTCTTTCCATTCACCGTCGACTTTTATGCGCAAACGAACGGCGTATTTTCCGTTTGTTAATTTTTTTATCTTCATTAATACCACCACCTGTTTATTTTTGGAACATATGTTCTTTTGAAGGGTATAGCAAACTATGTTAAAATATATTTGCATACTCCTATGTGTGTATTTAAAACGCTTGTCTCTTGCGGGGAGGGCGTTTTTTTAGTTTGTTAATGTTTTAATTGCATTCGTATAGCTATCATCCAAGGATTCCAATGCAATCTCGAACTGGTTATAATAGTAATCAATATCTTTGGCACCATCGAGTTGCTCGTTTACGTAATCTTCAATTGATGCGAGAGTAGTTATTGCTTCTTTCCAATAATCATATGCTGCGTCAGAATATTTATCAGACTTAACGTCGCTAAGCATTGAGCTCGAATGTTCAGAACTTTCGTCACTTAAATTACTAATTACAGTTAACTCTTGTTTTAAATTACTGCTATCATCATTTTTAATATCATTATTGATAGATGGAATTAAAGTATTTCTTATGCTATTTTGCATATCTTCTATGGCATTTATATTGTTTTTTTTGTTTAATGTTGGAAGGCTTTTTTCGAAATCTTCATCACTTGCAGAACTAGTGTCGTTTACATCATCATAGTTTGTATCCTTATTTTCTCCGTAATAATTTGTATTTGAGGAAGCCTCTTGTTTTTTAGGAGTTTCTTTTTTTGGGGCATCAGTATTAGTAGCAATAAAAACGCCACCTAAAAAGAATAAAAACGATAAGGGGATGACAGCTAACTTAGATATATGTTGATACTTTTTAAAATTCATTTTTCCAGACAATAGTAATAAAAATATATAAATCAATGCCATTGCGATGATCCAAAAAGAAAATATTATGAAAAAATTACTGTCAGAGATATCTGCAACGAAAAGCCATAAAGTATAACTAATGGCTAAAAAAGTTATACCTTTCATTAATTTTTTTGATCTATCATTTTTCTTAATTGCTAATACAAAGAAAACTATACTAACTATCAAACTGGCTAAAAATAACAATCCAAAACTCCACATTTTCATTCTCTCCCTTTATTTAATTTTATCTAAAACTTATAGCATGAGTGCCTAACAGGCTACAATCTGAATACTACTCCTGAAAATAACTATATACCCATTGCATTCTACAACGTTCCCATGCTTACTTTTATAATACTCGATAGAATGTTTTAAAAATTCTTCTGTAACTTCTAAAAAATCCGCAACCTCGTAGTACTCAGTAAAACCTTCATAATAAGCATCAATAATTTTACGCAAAGGTACTAGTGACTCATAGCCCCAATTTCTAGCAAGATTTTCCTGTTTTCTATCATTAACTGTTTCTTGTTTAATAATATTACCAACAGTCAAATGATGATGTCCAACTTCCTCTGCTAATGTACAGCGCATTTCAATATCATTTTGTTGAGGATTTACGAATATTCTACTATTATAGTATAATCCTTTGTGAACCTGCTCCATGTTCTTATCTTCAATGATAGTCAGCTCAGGATATTGCTCTCTGTATTTATCTAACCACATACATACATCTCATTTCTTATTTATATTTTTGTTGAATTAAGTCAATATACTCAAGAATTTTTTTCATATCTTCTTCTGTGGCAGCGGGATCAATGTGAGCTGCAAGTGTTGCCGCTTCTTGAGGGATGTCGTTGTCGACATAGGGGTTGTCAGTTCTACCTAAAAGATAATCTGTAGAAACATTGAAATAATCAGCTACTTTTTTTAAACTTTCTCCGTTTGGGATTTTTTTCTTCCAGGAATAAAGTGAATTCCTACCAAATCCCAGTTTTTCTTCTAGTTCAACAATGCTAATTTTTTGTTTCTCGGCTAAAAATTTCACCCTATCAAATGTAGTCATATCATACACCTTTTCATATTGGTTATGAACAATTTAAATTTTAATAAAGAAAATGGTTGACATCTAACTTAAAGTTTAATATACTATGTTCATAAGCTAATTATTTAGCTAAACGAGTCAACGAATAAACCTATAAAATACTCGTTCCCCAACGATTTATGGCTCAATTGTATGCTTATTTAGCTATGTCTAGATTCTACACTAAAGTTTAAAATTTGTCAACATTATGCTAAATAATTAGCTAATAAGATAGAAAGGAGTGATGGAGAGGTGAACAAAAGATATTTAAAAAGAAAAAAAACCAACATTCAACAAATTGAAGTCGGTCTTTACAAAAATTATGAAATTAAAGCTAAGTATGGAGCACCGGAAATTGACCTAAGCAAAGTTAAAAGAATTGTCATAGTCTTCTAAAATAATTTAACGCCTCATCTAAAGCCTCTTGGAAGCCAGGAGTACCAATATTAGAAAAATAATCCCTGATTTCATCTTCGCTTTTGCTTTCTGTTGGGAAATTACCATCTAGTTGAACATCATGAGCTAGATCGCCTAAAGGACTATTTTCGCTAAGGTAATAAGTTATTAAAAAATCATAAAAAGTCATCTGCAATCACCTCCAATCAAAAATAATTATATCACGTGAAAACCAAAACAAGAAAGGAGCAAAAACATGTCAGTAGAACATCAGCGTTTTGCGGTTGCAGTATACGCAAAACTAAAAGCAATAAATATGAAACAATCTGATTTAGCAAAAATGTTAGGTATTAGCAATCCTTATTTATCAGATATCATAAACGGCAAAAGAGACGCATCGAAAGTTAGAAAAGAAATTGCGGAAATTTTAGAAATAGATGTTGATTAAAATAGAAAGGAGAATAAGAAAATGGGTCGTCCTGTGAAAAATAAAAACAGGCATGTGAATTTCCTGTATGGTGTTTGGACATTAGAAGAATTCGCACAAGCTAGTCCAAGAACTTACGGTTGGTGGTTAGATAACATAAAAGACTTTCCAGAGCTTGCAGAATTTAGCAATTGGGCTACGAAAAATCAACGTGAAGCGTGGGCATTTGATGCAGTAAAAGCGAATGATTGGCTGATTAAAAAATTTGTATATAAGGAGGTCTGAAAATGATTGATGAAGTCGAACTATTACTTGCCAAAATACGAAAATATGACCCAAATTTTTGTCCTAAATCAACGGGTAAATATTTACTCACAGAGCTTCAATCTCGGCATTTAGACTACGAAATAAAACACAAGAAGAGACCAAAGTACAAGCATAGATTTGCGAATTCGATTGAGCGACATTGGTAAAAGAAAAACCCACAGCTATAAATAGTAAGTTAGAGCTTACTAAAACTGTGAGTTACGAAATAATATTTGTATTAATTATAGCACAGATGTGGAGATAAGAGAATGAAAAAATTTTTAAATGAACATGAAAGTAAGCTACTAATATTTCTGTTTTGTTTCCAAGTCGGAGCATTATTATCAGTCACATATATTGTAGCGGAGTGGATTAAAATATTCTTGAAATGAGGTTTTTAAATGAAGTTATTACGATTTTTCGGACTAGTAAGTATTGATGAAAACGAAAATGAATATATTGAAAAATCAGACAGATACACATTGTTTTGTTTAGCTTTGACCGTGTTAATTGCATTTGTGGTCTGTATAGGAAGTCTGATATTAAATGGCTGAATTAATAACGATTATTGCATTGATTCTTCTATTAATGCTTCTTGCAAGGAGTGATAGACAATGAACGTAGAAAATCCGCTAATAGTAGACGATTATTGGGACGATGGCTTCCGACATTGAAAGGAGCGAACAAGTGAATATAAACAACACTATCGAAATTTGCAGACTGAAAGAAATGTTGCAATTTCAGCTCGAAAAAAGAAAAGAGTTAGATTTTCAAATTGAAATATTAAAACGGCTAATAAATGAAAGTTATGAAAAAGATTTAGCAGAAACGCAACGATGGTTAGCAGAGAGGGACGAGGTGCAGACGTGAACTTTTTAGATCTATTCGCTGGAATTGGTGGATTTCGATTAGGGATGGAACGAGCGGGACATAAATGTGTAGGCTATGTCGAAATTGACAAGTATGCGAGAAAAAGTTATCAAGCAATACATGATACGAAAGGAGAATTTGAAGGGCATGACATTACAGCCATTACAGACGACATTGTTCGATCTATCGGAAGTGTCGATATTATCTGCGGAGGATTTCCGTGCCAAGCTTTTAGCATTGCAGGAAAGCGACGAGGTTTCGAAGATACTCGCGGAACTCTCTTCTTTGAAATTGCAAGGTTCGCATCTATTCTCAGACCACGAATTATATTCCTTGAAAACGTTAAAGGCTTACTCAGTCACAACAACGGCGATACGTTCGAGACTATCCTCGGAGCGCTGGATGAGATCGGGTACAACGTGGAATGGCAGGTGTTTAACTCTAAATACTTTGGAGTCCCCCAAAACAGAGAACGCGTGTTCATTGTCGGACATCTTAGAGGAACATGTGGACGAAAAATATTTCCTTTCGGAGGAAATGACACGGCGGTTAATAACAAACGTATCGAAAAAATAGGTAATATTCGAAAAAAAGGAAAGTCGCAAAGTGGAGATGTGGTTTCAGTTAACGGTCTTGCTCCGACATTATGCAGCACAACAACGCAAAAAGATCCGCTGAAAGTTATTGTTGCTGGCAATTTGCAAGGTTCACACGAACAAAATAGCCGTGTTTATGACACTGAGGGCGTTAGTCCAACGTTAACTACAATGCAGGGCGGAGGGCAAGAACCAAAAATTATACAAAAACCGCGAGGTTACAACAAAGGTGGGGTTCACGAATATTCGCCGACAGTTTCAGCGAACAGTTGGCAAGAAAACAACTTATTGCAGGAGGGCGGTTTCAGAATACGAAAACTAACACCTCGCGAGTGCTGGCGACTACAAGGATTTCCAGATTGGGCATTTGATCGAGCTGCGGAAATAAATAGTAATAGTCAGCTGTACAAACAAGCCGGGAATTCAGTGACAGTTAATGTTATTGAAGCGATAGCGAAAAAACTGGAGTAGGAGGTAAACAATGAATTTTAAAGTCGGGGATAACGTACACTGTTTTGCTGATAACAAATTGACATCTGGAAAAATAATAAGAATTTATGAAAATATGGATCATTGTGAAATTAGGTGTATCAACGGGGGAAATACTTTACAACCCGTGAAGTTAATTGTGCATAATAATCTTGTAAAAGTGCCGAAATTTGTAGCGGATTGGATTAAGTATTGCAAAAAACATTACTGGGGATTATTCGAGGCTTTAGACGATACGTATGAAAGTAGTTGCATGCCCGAAGAAGTAACGGAGTGGATGGAAAATTGTCATGAAAATCAAGAGCTTTTCGCCCGTGCGTGGCTCGATGGTTATGAAGTCGAGCAAGAACCGCTATATTATGTGAAATTAGGTGATTCGGGATTGGACTATCTGAATGTTGACGAAAGAACCGAAAAAAAACATGTTTCTAACAAGGAGCAATCACCAAATTTCAGAGTAAAATTCACAGAAAAGGAAATCAAAGCAATTGACGAAAGATATTGGCAGTTTGCAGTTCCTGTAGAAGAGGTGGCTAAATGTTAGTTTGTAAAATTTGCGGTTCGAAAAATGGGTTTTATGCTCCAGAGGAAATAGTGGCAGGTAGTGTTATCGGCACCTACAATTCTGACGGTACTTGGGGAGATAACTCTGCGATGTTTGACAGCTTAATTACTCGTGTCGGAAAGCGGGCTTATTGTGTAGATTGCGATAGTTACGTAGGCAATACAGATAACTTAATTGCGGGAGAGGTGGCGAAATGAAACAAATACCATTTCTTACAAAATTTTATATTGTTGACAATATTAGTCATGAGAAAATGGAAGTTAAAACAATGAAATATTATGATGGGGGAATGCCTACTACTGTCGAAGTATTAGCTAATCCTACTGCTGAAAAGGGCGGAATTATTAGTTACGATTTACGACGTATTGACTTGCATGACAAGATTCCTGATAGCTCTAAAAAGAGATATTGGCAACTAGAAAGCCGATACGAATTAGTAATGGAGGTGGCGGAATGAAGCAAGGGCAATGGATGTTAAACGGTAGTTACGGCGGGCGATGGGAATCAATCACATATTTTGATACAAAAGATGAGGCTATCGAGCATGGTATCAACTTGTTAAAAAAGTATAATCACAACACGCATGACGAAAAAACTCGCAATCAAGTGATGAATGATTTAACTATATATTCATATTACAATGAACTGATTTATACTTTTTTTGTTGGTGAAATTGGGGAAATAGCGTTTCCAGACGAAACCGACAGTCTGCTAGAGAACATAGCAGAGCGAGTATATGAAGTGGCTGGGGAGTATTCTGAGGGCTATTTGGACGATGTAACAGAAGAACACAGAGAAGAATTACAGAGTTTTATCTACAGGTGGGCGAAACAGCGTGGTTATTTACCTGAGTGCTTCCTAATAAGGGAAATAGAAGAGATTGATATAAGAAATTTTGAAGAGGTGTCGGAATGAGAATGTTTAAAGCAACTATTTATTATGTTGATGAGGAGTCGACAATTCGTGATGAATCAGATTTTAAAGACCACCTAGAATACATGTTTGAGCGATCGTATGGCATTACACACTTTGAAGACATAGACAAATCGAACGAATTCGAATGGGACGACGATATTGATATAAATTCTACGAAGGCTGGCAAGGAGACATACGAAAAATACTTTGATAAGAAGGTGTCGGAATGAACGAACAAGAAGCGAAAGCGATTGTGTTGGAGTGGTTGAAAGAACAGACAGGTAAAGCAGCCAGCCCATTAATTACTATAAACTATTTTGAAAACGACTTTTTTTCTTATGATTTACCTGGTGAGGTAGTACAGGCATACGATTCAATCAGCCGCCATACTGAATACGAACTTCTAGCCGAATTTGCAGCGTGGGGATTGAAGGAGGGTGCAGCGAATGAGCAGTGAACCTTTAGGTAAGAAGACAATTACGGTAAATTTCTATAAACCCTCTGGAAAATGGTATGCAGGAGGGACAGCAGTAGTAAGTACCTATATCTTTGATGAAGAGGCATTCTTAGAGGAGATAGGAAAGACAAATACTTGTTTCAAGTGGGATTGGCGTAACAGTAGTTTTGACTTGGTCACTAATTATGAAAGTGACGACCCAGAAGATAGGTACTTCTGTAATTATTTATGGAAACTAGCGAAGGAGTGGGATTAAGTTGAGCAGTGAACTAGTGAAGAAGTTGGATGCGGAATGGCATAAATGGGACGACAGTACAAACAACAATTAAAACAGACAGTTTAGAAGTTTTTAGAAATAAACAAACAGGCACTATAGTAAGGGTTGAATACAATTTTTTTGATGAAAGTTCTCGACGAATATATGTCATTGATATATCCGAGATAGCTTACATCACATCTGAGCTGGTATCATGACAAATTATCACATCACCATTTCCGCTTATGAAAATATCATAAAACAAACGCTTATTGAATTTATAAAAAATGATGAAACAGATTTTAGTATTGTTGCAGAGGAGGTTGAATAACAATGACAAAACAAATCATCATCAACGAAGCTAACAGTTTACTTCACAGAAAAAGCAAAGAGCTAAGTAAATCAATCATCAAAACGCCTAAAGATCTCGAACGTTTCGCGGTTGGACTGGATAAATTATCACAAGACATGTGGGACTATAAAAATGAATTGGAGGCGATAAAATGAGTATTCAAGCAGGCGATAAAGTAGAAGTGCAGGATAGAACAGGAGTGACTGATTTATGTGTTGATGGAGAACAGTTTTATGTTCTCATTAACAATGATGGGTTGCTAACTGTGCAAGATACTGACGGTTTTTCATCTTTTAATATTCCGTGTAGACAAGTGAAGAAAGTGAAAGAAGAGAGTCAGCTAATAAGTGAACTTTACAAAGAAGCTTATGATGTTGAATTCCGCTTGTATTTTGCTAATGTTTCAGATGCTACTAATTTTGTGTCAAAAGTTGAAAAACCTAAATTTGAACAGTCAATGGATGTGAAATGGTTTTCGGCAACAAACGGAAAAATAACTGCTACTGCATTTTTAAAAAAGGAGGACTAAAATATGACAACACTTTATTCCATTCAAGAAAAGTATCAACAGTTATTAAATTTAGCTGAGCAATTAGATCCGGAGGCATTAAAAGATACCCTTGAAAGCATTGAAGATGAATTAGAAACAAAAGCAGAAAATGTTGCGTTTGTCATTAAAGAATTAGAAGGGCAATCACTTATTTTAGATGTAGAAATTAAACGTTTATCAGAACGAAAAAACACGATTAACAATAATGTGAAGCGACTGAAACAATCACTACATGATGCTATGCTAATTGCTAATAAGCAAAAAATAAAAACGAATCTATTTACATTAGATATTCGGAAAAACCCTCACAGTGTGTTTGTAGAAGATGAGAGTAAGTTAATTAATTATTTAGTTGAGCAACCTAAAAAGCTGGATAAAACTAAGTTAAAGGATGACTTAAAAAAAGGCATTGATGTACCAGGAGCCGTTTTGGTTCAAACGGAAAGACTACAAATAAAATAATAAGTAAGGAGGAATTTCATTGGAATTTATTCAATCAGAAAAAACGAAAAGGTCGGAGTATTTCAATATTATGATTTATGCAAAACCGGGCGCTGGAAAGACAACGACAGTTAAGTATTTAAAAGGGAAAACTTTAATGTTGGATTGTGATGGTACATCAAAAGTATTAAGCGGATTACCTAATATCACGATTGCGACATTAGACCCTCGAAATCCCGTACAAGATATGGCTGATTTTTATGGATATGCGAAGGCACATGCAGAGGAATATGACAATGTAGTAATTGATAATTTAAGCCATTATCAAAAATTATGGCTAATGTTTAATGGGAGAAATACAAAATCAGGTCAACCAGAACTACAACACTATGGAATATTTGACACACATTTAATAGATTTGATTTCCGTGTTTAATAATTTACCAAACACAAATATAGTATATACAGCTTGGGAAAACACGCGTCAAATACAGATGGAAAGTGGGCAACTGTATAATCAATTTTTGCCTGACATTAGAGAAAAGGTAGTTAATCACGTTATGGGAATTGTTCCTATAGTCGCAAGATTAATAAGAAATCCTGAAACAGGTCAGAGGGGTTTCTTACTCACAGAAAACAATGGTAATTTTGCAAAAAATCAGCTAGATAATAGAGAGTTTGCCTTGCAAGAAGACCTATTCCAAATAGGTGATGTTGATGTTAAAGCTTAGAGAATATCAACAAGAAATTATAAATGATGTAAAGGGGGCTTTTTTACAGGGATATAACAGACCGTGCGTTGTTGCTCCCTGTGGCTAGGCGCTGGTAAATCAGTTATTTTATCAGAAATAATTCGCATGACAACGCGCAATAAAAATAATGTTCTTTTCCTAGTTCACAGAAAAGAATTGATTGACCAAATTAGAAACACACTCACTATGAATGATGTCGATATGAATTTTGTCAATTTGGGGATGGTTCAAACTGTTGTTCGACGTTTAGAAAAAACTTCCGAACCAGCTTTAATCATTATTGACGAAAGTCATCATGTGCTAGCAAATAGTTATAAAAAAATAATCAATCATTTTTCTAATGCTAAAGTGGTCGGATTTACAGCAACACCAGTGAGAATAAATGGGGGTGGTTTAGGAGATATAAACGATATGTTAATCGAAAAGGTTAATGTGAAATGGTTAATTGAAAATCAATTCTTAGCACCTTACAAATATTTTGCTCCCGAAATCGTTCAAACAGAAACATTAGATATCAAACGAACTGGTGAATTTGACATGACAGGACTTGATGATCAATTCAATAAAAGAATGATTTGGGGCGATGTCATCAAACATTATCAAAAGTTAGCAAACGGAGAACAAGCAATACTTTATGCCTCTTCTCTTTATCAAAGCGAAAAAATGGCAATGAGTTTTGAATCAGTTGGCGTTACATCCGCACATATTGACGGGAAAACACCTAAATCCATTCGTGATGACATTATAAAACGATTTCGAGAAGGCAAAATAAAGGTGCTTTGCAACTTAGATTTAATTGGTGAAGGATTCGATGTTCCAGACTGTTCTACTGTGATTATGCTAAGACCAACTCAATCTCTATCCCTGTATATTCAGCAATCAATGCGAGGTATGCGATACCGAACTGGTAAAACAGCTATTATTATTGACCACGTTGGAAATGTCAATCGCTTTGGTTTGCCAGACATGGAACGAAAATGGTCCTTAGAAGCGAAAAAAGGAAGTAACAGCAACAAAGCAGAAGCACCTGTAAAAATTTGCCCTGACTGTTTTATGACAGTTTTATCTACTAATATAAAATGCTCACATTGTGGTCATGAATTCAAAGTAGAAGTAAAACCAATACAAGTTGACGAGGCAGCAGAGCTACAAGAAATAACAGAAGCAGTTTTTAAAGTAAATTATAGTAGTCCAAGCGAATGTACGAACATGAAAGAATTATATGAATATGCAAAAGAACACAATTATAAAAGAGGATGGGCATTCCATCAAGGAAAAGCAAGAGGATTTATCAAATAAAAACGAAAGAAGGAATTTAAAAATGTTTAAAGTAGATCATAATGATGTTTTCACAAATGGAGTAGAAAATGGTACGTATGAGGTGGTTTTATACAACGCAAATGAAGATGCAACAAAAAATGGAGCGGAGTTCATTAATATTGATTTAATTATCCGTAATGATGTAAATCAAAAATTCCAGAATGCGCATATTTTTCACCGAGTATGGAAAGCAAAAGCAACGAATGAATATAGTCAAACGGCATTAAATACAATCGCAAAAGCAATCCAATTACCCAACGGCAAAGATTATAATACATTGGATGAATTATTAAAAGACCTGTTAACTAAGACATGCCAAGTTACTGTGAAAAATGAAGAGTCTGAGTATAATGGTCAAATTTATAAAAATTTAAATGTGAAAGCATGGGCTGAAAGTAAAATTACCGGACCATTACAACATGTATTTAAAAAGAAAGAAAATGAATTACCACCAGTGGAAGTAAACGAGAGTAATCTACCGTTCTAAGCAATGAGAGGAGCGCACAAACGTGTATGAACAAATTCCGGACGAATTAAAAAAATTAAAACAATGGTGCGCTTTTCAACTTGTTTGGGATGAAGAGCGTGGCAAAAACAAAAAAATACCGATGAACGCAAACAACGGTTCATACGGTAATAGTGCAGACGAGCGGACGTGGGCAGATTTTGAAACTGCCCTTGATTCCCTCGAAAAATATCAATTTGATGGGTTAGGTTTTTACTTTAAGAAACCATATTTCGGTGTGGATATTGATGATATAAAGGATGAAATTGAAGATTACCTTTATGGCAATACAGAAAATATTGCTGGTGAATTTATTCAAACATTGTCTAGTTACACAGAATACAGTGTGAGTGGGGCAGGAATTCATATTATTGCAAAAGGCAGTTTCCCGGAAGGTGGTCGGCGTAAAGGAAACATTGAAATGTACCCAGACGGTCGATTTTTCGTTATGACAGGTCAAGTAATTGATAACTACAGACAAGTCAATGAAGCGACATCCGCTATTCAATATTTGCATACGAAATACATCGGAACAAATGAAGTAAGACAAATAAATAATTTACAATCTACAGTTGATTTGCCTGTAAGCGATATTATTCAACGTGCTGAACGAAGCAAACAAGGCGCACAATTTAAAACACTTTACGACGGATTATGGGATGGACTATATCCCTCACAATCCGAAGCAGACTTAGCTTTTGCAAATATGCTGGCATTTTGGACAGGATGTAATGCAGAAAAAATGGACGAAATTTTCCGTTCGAGTGGTTTGTATCGAACGAAATGGGACCAAAAACGTGGAGCGCAATTATATGGAGAAATGGTTATTAATAAAGCAATAACTAATACCTCTGAAATTTATCAACCTGGCAGTGAGCTAGAAGGATATTCTATTTCTATTAAAAAACAGAATAATACAGCGCGTAAAGTTTATGGTTTAGATGATACTGGAAATGCAGAACGTTTTCGGGATAAATTTCATGATATTGTCCGTTTTTCATACATTAACAAAGGGTTTTATTTCTATGATTCCAAAGTTTGGAAATATGATAATGTTGGAGCCGTAAAAACGCTTGTCGATGATGTAATTAAAGATATGAAAAGCGAATTTGCTTACATGGATAATGAATCAGATGCAGAAAAAGCATTCATGAAACACTTAAAAGCAACTAGAAGCAATAAAGGAAAAACGAACATGTTGAAAGAAGCGCAACATTTAATGCCAGTTTTGCCCGAAGAATTCGATCGCTACAAATATTTTTTGAACACACAAAATGGATATATCAATTTGCAAAATGGTGAGCTTATCAATCATGATAGGCAAAAAATGTTTACAAAAATCAGCAACATCGAATATACAGATAAAATTGACGCACCGCTTTGGCAAGCGTTTTTAAATGATATTTTTGCAGGCGATAAAGAGTTAATCAATTATATTCAAAAAGCAGTCGGTTATTCTCTCTCTGGATCTACATCGGAGCAAGTAATGTTTATCCTTTTCGGAAATGGACGTAATGGGAAGTCTGTTTTTCTCGACATTATCAATGACATTTTCGGTTCTTATGCAACCAATATACAGCCGCAAACAATCATGGTCAAACAGCAATCCAGTAATGCAAATAGTGATATTGCCCGATTACATGGAGCCAGGTTTGTTACAACCACTGAACCAAATGAGGGTGTGCGTTTAGACGAAGGGCTAGTTAAACAGCTCACAGGTGGCGACAAGGTCACTGCGCGACACTTGTATAAGGACGAATTCGAGTTTACACCCGAATTCAAAATCTGGATGGCAACCAACCACAAACCAATTATTCGAGGGAGAGATGATGGAATTTGGCGTCGATTACATTTAGTACCTTTCACAGTAAAAATTCCTGACGAAAAAGTAGATAAACAGCTAAAATATAAACTTCGCAGTGAATTGACTGGGATATTAAACTGGGCTGTAGAAGGATTTCTTAAATGGCAGCGAGAAGGTTTAGGAATGCCGAAAGCAGTTGAAAATGCTAGCTCTGAATATAAATCAGAAATGGATGTTATTACTGCATTTATTGAGGATTGTTGTGATGTGAGAGAAGGCGAAAAGGTAAATGCCAAAAAAATGTATGAAACATATCATGAGTGGGCGAAAGAAAACGGTCAATATTTAATGAGTAGTACGAAATTTGGGAAAGAAATTGGAATGAAGTTTACTAAGAAAAAAACTAAAACCGCAAATGTATATGAGGGCATTACTTTAAATGACGATTATTATAATTTGAACTTAAATTTTTAAAAGAGGTGGAGGGTTTGTTTCAACTATCCACCCTCCTTTAGCCTTAGAGGCGCAATGGTTTTGGCTACTTAATTTCTTAGGAGGTGGATAGTTTGGGTGTTTTTCCATAAACCTTCTACTTTTTTCCTCCTAGTAATACTTTTCCTATTTTACTACCAACTATCCACCTTTTAAAAAAGAAGTAGTTATAAAGGTAGTGATACCAATGGATTTCAGAGGTGGAGGGTTTGTTTCAACTATCCACCAACTATCCACCTTTTTCACCAATTTGACCAAAGGAGTGATTAAATGACAGCAGAAATGGATATACAGAATTCTATACGTTTAGAACTTTCCCGCCATGGGCATTACGTTTTCCGTGCTAATGTTGGCAAAGTTAAATTACCAAATGGACGAATTTTTGATACAGGATTGCCAAAAGGATTTCCGGACTTGTTCGGATTCCGTGGATCAGACGGGAAAGCATTTTTTATTGAAGTGAAAAACGAGATAGGCAAGTTGCGAAAAGAACAGGAACATTTTCAGCAAGCTATGCAAATTACACCGGCCATCTGTGGAGTAGCAAGAAGTGCTGCAGAAGCCGTGCGAATTGTGGAGGAGGGGTAAAATGAAGCTAAGAGATATTACAAACAGTAAATGCGATGTTAGGGAGTATATGAATGTTGATTTTCCAGATTGGCTTTTAGAACAACTAAAGGACGAAATAGATTTTGATATTATTGAGGCGTTAAAAGAGTATGCCGTTATCTATGTGAAGCATAATGCGCTGGAAAAAGAAATAGAACCTTTTGATATTTATAAAAAAGTAGAGGAGGGGTAAAAAATGAAGAGCGACGATTAAAGATGTGATGAATTTAGAGACCAAGGCAGTCAAAATAAATGGGAAGACTGCAAGGATTTATCAGAAGTGTTAATTGTGCGGAATACGAGTAATATTCTGACAATTGGTTACAGAAAAATGTAACCCGAAGCAAAAAATGTAACCTCCCAAAATCGCATAGTACCAGTAGCAAGACACGTAAAAGTTACAAGTTACATTTTTTTCTTAATAAAAAGTATTATATTTAATTTATATTTAAGAACTGTATACGAAAATAAAAACTTTTTCGCCGTTTTTTTTGTAACCGAGTGATTTTGAAAATCGTGGAGAGATAACAATGTTCAGTCATATTCAAAAATTTATAAACAGATGGAAATTTAATCAAGGATGTACATTGAAGCTATGAGTCTTGATGCGACAATTCCATTAAACAAGGAGGAAAAACGAATGAAAATATATCACACAGAAACACAAGAAGATTACGATGCGTTACTGGAAAACTTGAAAAACGAGGGATGGACGTGGTTTTTTGGTGAGGCTATTACGTCATATAACTCGCAGCTTTGGGAACGGAATAAGCAAAATACTGTTGTGCATATAGAGGAAGAAGGAGTAAGTTGTGGGAGTCTTTCTTATGCTAAATATTTACACCCCAACATACCAATCGAAAAATACAAAGTGAAACAAGACGAAGTTGCAAAGTGGTTCGATGGCGCTGCAAATGCCATGAAAGCATTTGCATCCAATGGAGTATCTATGAAAAAACAAAATACTGACAACGTAAACAACCCATCACATTACACAGCAGGCGGTATTGAAACACTTGACTACATTAAAGCAAAAGTAAAGGATTATCCGTCATATGCTGTAGGAAACATACTTAAATATGTTTCAAGATACGAGCACAAGAATGGCATTGAGGATTTAAAGAAAGCGCAATTCTATTTGAATGATTTGATTGAATGGATGGAGAGTGATTGTAAATGAATCGGTTTGAAAAAGATAGATTAAGAAGAAAGGCAAAGAATATAATCGAGGCAATGCTGGTGTATTTACTATTGTGGCTTTTTAGTATAGTGATACCAATTATGGGTGTTTGGGCACATCTGATTTGGAGTAATTCATTTACGTTATTTATTAAAATTAGTACATTGACTATTTGGTCTATAGAAACGGTAGTCGTAGGGGCTTTACTTGTGAGTTCTTATATAACAGTTAAAAAGTATGTAAGTCAAATAGTCGCAGAAGACTAGCTAAGTTGAATGAGAGGAGAGTGATTGAATGTTTAAAACATTAAGTTCGTTTTATTTTTCTATGATTTTCATTACCGTATTATTGCGCGCTTTCGGCTTTCTTAGTCTTGCAGAAGCAGAATTTATTTTACTATTAATCATTTCTCTTGTCATGGTTGAGGATATGAATGGGAGTCGTAAATGACAAGTGACTCTTCGCCTTTACAAGTATTGCTAAAATATAAAAAAATGGGGCTGGTTGACAATGGAGGAATATGTAAATATCAGTTTAGATAAATATGAAAGGTTAAAAATGTTTGAAAATGATAAATACGAAAAAGATGCTAAGGAATTTCTAAAAAAGTTTACTAACTTCACAACGATATTTGGAAATCAAAATGAAGAGTATTACACGGCGCATGTCAACAAGGAAGAACTGAAAAAACTAATTGAACAAAGACTAGGCAAAACGTGTGAGATAGAATTTTATTAGGAGAGTGATTAAATGTCAAAGCGATTACGACAAGCACATTATAAATTAATTGAAGATGAACTTCGTTACTATCATTCTACTAAAAAAGAAATGTTAGAGAAACGCGCAAATATTGTGATGGGATCTATGCATCAAGAATTTAGGGACGAGAATCAGGGGGGGAGCTCTTCTGGACAAATATCGAATGAAGTGGAGCAACGAGTTATGCTTTTACAAATGGATAGAGAGATACAAAGAATGTCCAATACTGTGAGAGCGATTGATACAGTGTTAAGTACCTTGTCTGATGAAGATAAGCAACTGGTACATTTCAGATATTGGGATAGAAGTAGACCGACTTGGACATGGATAGCTTGCAAGCTGAATATCAGTGAAAGTACAGCGAAACGAAAACGGAAAGAGATCATTTATAAAATCGCTGAAAGATTAGGATATTAAAAATTGACCCGTTTATGACCCGTTTGACATGTTTTTACGTGATATTATTGTAGAGTAGAGAAGTGAAGATGATTACAAATAAAATAATATATTAAGTCTGCACTTCACTTCTCGTTTATAATCTTATGATGACATAGCAGGAGGTTGCTATGTTGCCTGGCAGAGGCTTTGTATCTGATCGTTGGTCTTGATGGGAGACGCATCTCATTCCAACCTCACTAGTCCCAACAAGAGACACCTTCTTGTTCAATCTCAATACTCGTGACGGAATAGGTAGACGAAGAACAGGATAGAACTAATGTAGCTAAGGAACGTATGTCTTAGCTTAAAACTCCTGTAAAACAAATTAATTAGTTCCTGCAAGGTGCAAATCCTTGCCGAGTATATAGATCCAGTCTATAGAACCTCAGCCTACGGGTACTAGCAAGATAATGAGGTAAAGACAAGACGAAGACGTTCGTCACCGTAGAAGTCTACTGGTTTTATAACTACGGATACATAGAACAATGAAGTCCAGTACGTTGCGTGCTGGGCTTTTTAAATGATAGAGGTGATAGTGATGAAATCATTGGCAAGCGGCTCTACAAATAATAGACAAGACTATTTAAGCATTCGTATACCAAACAAAGGTGATGTTCCTGTTATAGAGTATGAAGGTGATGACTACGGACAATTGCCACATCAAGGCTTAGAATCACTTAGGTTGTTATGGGTAACAGATTCATACCTTGAAACTAAACCAACCGAAAGATTAAGCTTAGACATTGTATATATTGATGTAGACAATGAAGGTTCAAGACTATGTATAAATGTTGGAGATTCATTATCTACTGAAAGTAATCTGGCTAAGATTGCAGAAATGAATAGTGAAGAGACTAGATACTAATGCTGACACAAGCAGAACGTCATACATTTTATAAGTCAAAGGCATGGGTAAGCATACGTAAAGAAGTATTAAAGCGTGATAACTATGAATGTCAAGAGTGTAAGAGGCAAGGCAAGGTGTTTACTGATTATCATGATCCAGACAAGCATAAAAGACTCGATGTGGACCATATCAAGGATTTAGAACATCATCCTGAACTAGCGCTTGATATAGATAATCTCACTACTCTGTGTGTAAAGTGTCATAACAAAAAACATAATCGTTTTCAATTTAGAAGGAAGATAAATAAATGGGTGAATGATGAACAATGGTGACACCCCCGGGTCAAAGGTTTGCGCTTTAATTTGGCTCTGGGGAACGGTGTGGGGGTCTTCTCCGCAGAAATATTAAAAAGTCTCATGAAGGAGGGAGGGTTGAAAGTGGAATATAACATAAAGAAATTGGAAAAAGAATTGTTATCAAATATTGATACTACTAGTCAGAAAGAACTCGAAAAAGTTAATCGTTATATTAATTTAATACGTATATATTACGAGTTAGACAAAAGCATTGAAGTGGATGGTGCTGTTGTTGTCACCGAAAACGGCTCGCAAAAATTCACGAAAACTAATCCAGCGATACAAGAAAAAAATCGAATCAACACTTCATTATTATCTATTGAACGATCTTTTATATTCAAAGGCGAAAATGATAATCAAGATGGTAGTGACTTGATATGATATCAAATAAACACGTTGATAACTATATACAGTCGTATGAAAGTGGAAAAATACTACTCAATAAAGAACGAATCGATCTAATAAACTACTTACAAGAACATGTTCTTAGTAGAGATGATATATATTTTGATGAGACGCAAATAGAAAATTATATTGCTTTTAGTGAAAAATGGTACTTTTCTTTGGATAACTGGGAAAAGTTTATTGCACCATTTATTTTTTTATATTTTAAAGAAGACAATGAACTGTTTTATGAAGAGTTCTTTATAACACTTGGTCGCGGTGGCGGTAAGAACGGGTTTATAAGTACATTATCAAATTATTTTATAAGTCCGCTACATGGGATTAACAATTACGATGTTTCGGTAGTAGCGAATTCCGAAGACCAAGCGAAAGTTAGTTTTAAAGAAGTATTTAATACAATAGACGGAAATCCTAAATTGGAAGGCAGCTTTGACGCATGGAAAGCACAGATTATTGGCAAAGGAACCAACAGTGTTTTTAAATTTCAAACGTCAAATGCAAAAACTAAAGATGGTGGTCGTGAAGGCTGTGTTATTTATGATGAAACTCATGAATATGAAGATAGACAAATAATTGATGTATTCTCTGGAGGACTTGGCAAAGTCGCGAATCCCAGAGAATTTTTTATTGGCACCAATGGATTTGTGAGAGCGGGATTTTATGACAAGTTGGAAGAACGTAGTAAAGCAATTTTAAGTGGTAAAAATATTAACGACCGCATGTTTCCTTTTATTTGTAAGCTAGATGATCCAGAGGAAGTTAAGAATGAAGCTATGTGGGAAAAAGCAAATCCTGCTTTTGAAAAGCCATTAAGTCCTCGTTCTAAACGCTTACTAAATAAAGTTAGAAAACAATATGAAGCATTAACGAACAATCCAAGCGGCAGAGAAGCATTCATGACTAAACGAATGAACCTTCCAGAAGTAGACTTGGAAAAGGTAGTAGCACCGTGGGAAGATATTCTCGCAACTAACCGAGAAATGCCAGAACTCCAAAACCGAGCTTGTATTGGTGCGTTTGACTATGCAAGCGTTAAGGACTTTGCGGCTGTTGGATTGCTGTTTCGTGTAGGCGACGATTATATTTGGAAAACACATTCCTTTGCTAGAAAAGGATATTTGGATATCGCAAACCTTAAACCGCCCATTAAAGAATGGGAAAAACAGGGATTATTGACCATTGTAGATGAACCTACAATCGACCCTCGTCATGTGGTCAATTGGTTTGTTGAAATGCGAGAAACATACGGTATTCAAAAAGTAATCGGAGATAATTTCCGAATGGATCTCATGCGTCCGCTGTTTGAAGCAGAAGGATTTGAACTGGAGATTATTAGAAATCCACGTGCAGCTCATAGTTTGCTAGCTCCGCGAATTGAAACACTATTTGCTAATCATCGTATTGTGTTTGGAGATAATCCGTTAATGCGATGGTATACAAATAATGTTGCAGTGAAAATCAAACCGGATGGAAATAAAGAGTATCTTAAAAAAGACGAGCATAGACGTAAAACTGATGGATTTCAGGCTTTTGTCCATGCTCTTTGGCGTGCGGATGAAATAGAAGATATTGATGTAGAAGAGGTATTGAACATGCTTAACGCGATTGCGTTTTAGGAGGTGATAAATTGGGACTCTTTACAGAACTGTTTAAAAGAAACAAAGAAATTGAGTGGATGTGGGATTTAGACTTTTTAGAGGACAAAACTACCAAAGTATATTTAAAGAAAATGGCTTTAAATACATGTGTAAAACATATCGCGAGAACCATTGCAAAATCTGATTTTAGGTTAAAAAATGGAGAAATTAGTGTGCGGGATAAATTGTATTATAAGTTAAACATTCGTCCAAATACAGATATGAGTTCAAGCTCATTTTGGGAGAAAGTGATTTATAAGCTAATTTATGATAATGAGTGCTTAATTGTCCTTTCAGATACAGACGATTTTTTAATTGCTGATAGTTATGTGAGAAAAGAGTTTGCGTTATTTCCAGACATTTTCGAAGGCGTCACAGTGAAAAATTATTGTTACGAGCGAAAGTTCAGTATGGACGATGTTATTTTCTTAGAATATGGAAATGAACGATTGTCGGCATTCACGAATGGGATGTTCGAGGATTATGGAGAGTTGTTTGGAAAAATGATCCGCGCACAAATGCGCAACTTTCAAATTCGTGGAGCTGTCAACTTCAAAATGGCAGGCGTTGCAGATAAAGATAAACAAATAAAGCTACAAGAATACATTGACAAAGTCTACGCCTCGTTTAGCAACAACGAAATTGCGATTGTTCCTCAATTGGAAGGCTTCAATTATGAAGAATTTGGAACAACAAGCGTGAATAATAGTCAAAGTTTTGATGAAGTTAAGAAGTTACGTAAAGAAATGATTGACTATGTGGCTAGTATTCTCGGCATTCCATCATCTTTATTGCATGGTGATATGGCAGACTTGAGTAACAATATGAAAGCTTATATGGAATATTGTATTGATCCACTCACTAAAAAGCTAGAAGACGAATTAAACGCTAAATTATTTACTTCCAGCGAGTTTTTAGCAGGTGAACATATCAAAATCATACACAAAAAAGACATTATAGAAAATGCAGAAGCTGTAGATAAGTTGGTTGCCTCTGGTTCATTTAATCGTAATGAAGTTCGAGAATTATTGGGCGCTGAACGAGTAGATAATCCGGAATTAGATAAATATTTAATTACTAAAAACTATCAGTCAGCTGATGAAGGAGGTGAGAATGAATGACGAAAATTGAAGTCAAAGGTCCTATTATTGGAAATGATGACAAATGGATTTATGATTGGCTGGATATGGAAGCTACGTGTGCAAATGATATCAATGAAGCCTTGGTAAATGCGTCAGGTGAAGTTGAAGTTTGGATAAATAGCAATGGTGGAGATGTGTTTGCTGGTAGTGAAATTTATACAGCATTAAAATCATACAATGGCAATGTAGTTGTAAAAATTGTTGGAATGGCGGCAAGTGCAGCATCTGTAATTGCGATGGCTGGAAATGAAGTATTAATTTCTCCAACTGGTCAAATGATGATTCACAATGTTCAATATGGTGGGAGAGGTGATTATAGAGAGTTAAAAAAAGCCTCTGAAATTGCTCAAAATGCTAATATATCCATTGCTAATGCTTATCAGCTGAAAACGGGAAAAACATTAGAAGAACTGTTAAATATGATGGGGGAAGAAACATGGCTAAATTCTCAACAGGCTGTAGAACTAGGATTAGCGGATGGTGTGATGTTTCAAGAAAATAGCGAAGCGCCAAAATTAGTAGCAAGTACAGGCGGCATGTTACCACAAGCTACATTAGATAAAGTTAGGGGACTGAAAGATACTAATGGTAAACAATCAATTTTAGAAGTATCTTTATCAGCGGAACAAATTCAAAGCATTGTAGAAGATGCAATTGCAAAATTAAAAAATGAAGTGATATTTGATGGGAAAACTTTAGATCGACATATCACTGAACAGGAAAAGAAACCAGAAGAGCCAGAAATGAATGGGCTAAAACGGTTTCTTTTTTAATACCAAAAAATAGGAGGAAATAGATTATGACTATCAAATTAAAAAACAACCTTGTAAATTACGAGGAAAAACGAACAGCTTTTGTCAATGCTGTTAAAAACGAAGAGACACAAGAAATTCAAAACAAGGCTTATGTGGAAATGGTAGATGCAATGGCTGCTGATATTATGGATCAAGCCAAAAAAGAAGCGCGTCAAGAGGCGGACCAGTATATTTCAGCTAGCCGAACAGACAAAAATATCACGAATGAAGAAATTAAATTCTTCAATGATATTAATAAAGAAGTTGGTTACAAAGAAGAAACATTGTTACCACAAACAGTCGTGGATGAAATTTTTGAAGATCTAACAACTGAACATCCTTTCCTTGCATCTATTGGAATGCGCACGACTGGTTTACGTGCTAAGTTCTTAAAATCCGAAACTAGTGGGCTTGCTGTGTGGGGCAAAATCTTTGGTGAAATCAAAGGACAATTGGATGCTACATTCAGTGAAGAAGAATCTATCCAGAATAAATTAACCGCTTTTGTAGTAGTTCCTAAGGACCTTGAAAATTTTGGACCTGTATGGGTGAAACGCTTTGTAGTTACTCAAATTGAAGAAGCGTTCGCAGTGGCGTTAGAAAGCGCGTTTATTATTGGTGATGGTAAAGATAAGCCTATTGGTCTAACTCGCAAAGTTGGAAAAGGCACTAATGTAGTAGATGGTGTATATCCAGAAAAAGTTGCATCTGGAACACTGACATTTGCTAGCTCTAAGGTAACTGTTAATGAATTAACAGATGTATATAAATATCATTCCGTAAAAGAAAATGGCAAGCCGCTAAATGTAGCTGGTGAAGTTACGTTACTAGTCAATCCTACAGATGCCTGGGACGTTAAAAAACAGTACACAAGCTTAAATGCAAACGGTGTGTATGTGACTGCTTTACCTTACAATTTAAATATCATTGAATCATTATTCGTTCCAGAAAAGAAAGCTATTTCTTATGTTGCAAAACGTTATGATGCACTTATTGGTGGAGCATTGAATATTTCTACTTTTGACCAAACGCTTGCATTTGAAGATCTTAACTTATATGCTGCAAAACAATTTGCGTATGGTAAAGCCAAAGACGAAAAAGCTGCCGCTGTGTGGACATTAAATATCAAACCAACAGATCAAACTCCGGAAGGGTGATTGTAAATGGCTAAATTTGAAGTATTAAAGAAATTCAAAGACAAAGTAACAAAAGAAGTATATGAAAAAGGAACTGAAATTGAATTGACTGTAAAACGTGCAGATGAAGTCGCTGACAATTTGGGAGCTTCTTTTTTAAAACGATTGGATGAACCAAAAAAAGATAAAAAAAAGTAGGTGCTGTACATGGAAGTATCAGATGACCTTCTTAAAAAATTTAAAGAGCGTATGCACATTTCTCACAATAGCGAAGATAGCAATTTAAAAGAGTTGCTATCTTTTTCTATTGCTGATTTACAAGAAAAATGCGGGCTGTTTAATGTAGATGAACATGTTAGGGCAAGAGAATTGGTCATTGATCGTACTAGATATGCGTATAATGATTCGATAGAATTCTTCAACGAAAACTTTCAATCACAAATAACTAGCTTAGGCTTCTCTCTCTATGCAGATGAAAGTGGTGAATCTGATGAAGTTTCAGTTTAAACCTCAAAAAGTTCAGAGTGGCGATTTACGCACTCCGGTTGTTTTTTTTGAATATCAGCCGGTAAATGGTCCTGAACCAGGTGAAATAGAAAAAATAATTCTATTCGAATGTTTTGCAGAAGTTTATAAACCATCCATGAAAGATTTAGAAATTTTACATGGCACGGGAACAAAAGAAGCTGTCACAATTAATATTCGAGACACTAAAGGTGAGTATACAGTTAGTAACAAACATTATGTAGAAATATTAGATTATCGCTATTTGGGCAAAAGATTTAATGTGATTGATGTTAGCCCAGACTTGCAAAGTAATAGCTTTGTAAATGTGCTTCTGGGGGTTCAAACATGAGTGTAGAAGTTACCGGAGTAGAAGAGTTGGAAAGGCAGTTAGTTAGTATATTTGGACGAGAAAACTTGCCACAATTAGTAGACCCTGCTCTAATTGCAGGTGCAGTCCTTGTTGCAAAAACGCTTAAAAGTGAATTTGTTCAATTTAAAGACACAGGTGCATCGATTGATGAGATTAATATAGAAAAACCTTCGTATGACAAAGGGATAAGAAGTATAAAGATTGACTGGAAAGGTCCTAAAGACAGGTACAAAATAATTCATCTCAACGAATATGGTTATACAAGGAATGGTAAAAAAATCACACCAGCAGGAACAGGTAGTATTGCGAGATCACTAAGAATATCAGAGAGAGCTTACAGGGCAATTGTACAGAAGAAAATAGGTGATAAATTATGATTGATATTTTGAACATCATATATACGACATTAAGTAAAAACGATATCATTCACACTACTTGCGAAGAGAGAATAAAATATTATGATTTTCCAAGCACGGGTGATTCTAACAAAACTTTCTTGTTAATCATTCCTTTAGATGTTCCAGTACCAACAAATTTTTCTAGTAACGAGGCTGTGTGGGAAGATTTTTTAGTACAAATCGATGTACAATCTGACAATAGATTAATTGTTAAACAAATACAAGAAGAAGTTAGAAAAGAAATGAAACGAATAGGTTTTGGGCAACTCGCTGGTGGATTGGATGAATATTTCCCAGAAACAGGTCAATTTGTAGATGCACGAAAATACAGTGGATTGCCATACAAGCTATATCAATAAAAATAATAGGAGTGAAATAAATGATTACAACAATCGGATTTGAAAAAGCGACTTTCGGTATTTTTGATGAAAAAGATGAAAAAGTAACAAAAAAAGTAGAAGTAAATGGTAAGAATAAAAAAGGTGGTACGGTTGAGGCGGATATTTCTGGTCTTGATGCAGAAGCTATTAAAGTTTTTGCATCCAATGGTCCGTATTACATTTCGAAAAAAGGTTCTGGCGATGTTAAGCAAACGATTGGTATTATGGAACTACCTTTCGAATTAGGACAAGAGTTATTAGGTCGTCAAAAGAACGCAGATGGTATTGTAACTGTAGGGAAAAACACTGCTCCGCCATACGCTTCATGCGTAATGGAAAGTGAAACATTGCGAGGGGAACCGGTATTCTTTGCTTTACTAAAAGGAAAATATGGACAAGATGACGTTAAATTAAACACATCTGAGGATAAACCAAAGGAACCAGAGGCAACTAGTCTCACTGGAGAATTTGTTTATAATGACGCTGGGGACGTTTTTGCTATGGCTGTGGGCGAAGAATTCCGAGATAAAATTTATAAAATGGCTTTTCCTGGTTTTGTTGAAACACCAGCAGTACCCGAAGGATAAAATATTTTAAGAGTAGGTGAACTCCTACTCTTTTTTTATTGACAAAAATTATAAAAAAGGTGGAGAAAACATGATTAAATTAGAAATTTTTAACAAAGAAACAAAAAAGAAAGAGCTTTACGAGAGAGGAGATACCTCTGTAATTGAATTAGAAGACTACTGGAAAATGCAAGAAAAAATTAGAGAATACATTAACACTTCTGATGATCCTAAAAAAACGATGATTCTAGAAATGCAGTTGAAATTCATAGTTAAATTATTTAACGACAAGAATTTGAGTGTGGATTTTCTTAAAAAAAATATTCCTTCCAAAAAATTAAACGATACTTTGGTGTCTGTCTTTCGAGAAATTTCACCAGAAGAGTATGATGTTGAAGATGACGAAGACGAAGAAGCAAAGTAATAACGCTTACCGAGTTTTTGTCCGATCTCGATGCAATTAGGCGTTACTGCATGAAAGAATATGGCTGGACAATTCGAGAAACGGACGATCAAGAATACAAAAAGTTATGTCGTCTGATAATCGAAAAAGAAGAAGCAAAATCAGAAAACAACAAAGTTTCACTTGTTGACTTTGTAGCACAATATCAAGATGTCAATTGAGGAAGGGGGTAAATAATGAATAAACTTCAAGGATTGTCGATTAACCTAGATTTAGATGCTACTAGAGTGGACGAGGGAATGAAAGGGTTGAAAAGGACCCTCGGTTCTGTGAATAGCGAAATGAAAGCGAACCTTTCAGCATTTGGCAAAGGAGAAAAAACCTTATCTCGATATGAAACAGAACTGGATGGACTTAATAAAAAGTTATCTGTTCAAAGCAAAATGGTTTCTCAAACTAAAAACGATTTTAAAGATTTAGAAAAACGAAATGCTTCTTTAAATGGAGAGTTGAAAGAGTCTAATAGAACGTTGACTGAGTCAAAAAAACGTTTTGAACAGCTTTCTAAATCTGGTAATGCAACTGAAAAAGAATTAAAAGAAGCGGAAAAAGAAGTCAACTCAAATCAAAAAGCATACAACAAACTTAACAAAGAACTACAACAAATGCCAAAAGCTTTATCAGCTGGACAAAAAGCAGTAAATAATGAAGTTGCAAATTACAATAATTTGCAAAGAAAGATTGATACTGCCACAGAATCTTATAAGAAATTCAAGAGAGAGCAAGCTGTTAAAAGCTCACCGTGGGGAGCAGTGACTCAAGATTTAGACAAGTATCAAAAAAAATTAAATGAGACAGGTGATAAGCTTGTTGCCTTCGGAAAAAAAGGCAGTTTGTATATGGCACCTGTTGCGTTTGGTTTAGGTTTTGCTACCAAAAAAGCGGCTGATTTTGAACAACAAATGTCGAATACTCTTTCTGTTATGTCACCTGGCGAGGTAAATCAATATAAAGATGCATTGAGAGAACTCGCTATTCAACAAGGTGCAGATACGAAATACTCCGCCTTAGAAGCCGCACAGGCACAAGAAGAACTTTTAAAGGCAGGTCTTTCAGTAAAAGATGTTATCAATGGCGGGCTTTCAGGTGCGCTTTCATTAGCAACAGCGGGTGAGTTAGATTTAGCTTCAGCGGCAGAAATCGCGGCTACAGTTTTAAACGCATTTAAGGATGATAATTTAAGCGTGGCAGATGCGGCAAACATTCTAGCTGGTGCGGCAAATGCTTCTGCCACTGGTGTAGAAGAAATGAAATTGTCTTTACAACAAGTTTCTGCTGTTGCGAGTGGCGTTGGTCTGTCATTTGATGATACATCTACAATGTTAGCAGTATTCGCACAAAATGGTTTAAAAGGTTCTGATGCGGGTACCTCTCTCAAAACTATGCTACAAAGATTACACCCTACAACAAAGGCAGCATGGGAACAATTTGATGCTCTCGGTTTAAGCATTGTGGACAATGAAACTGCCATGAAAGTATTACAAGAAAATGGTGTAAAACCACTTTCTAACGATACAGATAAATTAATGGGACAAATTCAAGATTTAGCTAAAAGTTTAGCAGGTCCAAAAGCAAGCGCTTCTAAAGTTAACAAGGAATTTGAAGAATTAACAGTTGCTACTGGAGCGGTTCACTCCGCGTTTTACGATACAAACGGGGAATTGAAATCAGCAGAAGAAATATCTGGTTTATTGCAAAGTAGCCTAAAAGACTTAAATTCTGAACAGCGTAGTGCGGCGCTAGGTGCTATGTTTGGCTCCGATGCAGTTCGTGCTGGGAATATTGCTTATCGTGAAGGCGCAGAAGGAATAAAAAAAATGCGCACTGAAATGGGTAAAGTAACTGCAGACGATGTAGCTAAAATGAAAATGGATAATTTGAAAGGTACTATTGAAGAAATTTCTGGTGCAATTGAAACTTTTGCAATAAGCATAGGAACATCATTGACACCGGTATTACGTAGTCTAGGAAAGTATATTCAACAAGCAGCTGATTGGTTTAATGGATTGAATGATAGTACTAAAACGGTTATCTCCACAGCAGGTGTAGTTGCGGTAGCGATTCCGGTGGCTGGACTAGCATTTGGATTTATTGCAAAAGGAGCAGCAGCAGCTATCTCACCTGTAAAGAAACTAACAGCCGCGTTAGCAGAAAACTCGGTTGCTGCCGGAACTAATGCTGCGACTACTCAACTTGCTGGAAATGCTTTGCCAGTCGGTGGAGGAAAAGGTAAAGGTTTCTTAGGTAAAGCTGGCTCATTTTTTAAAGGAAGCAAAGGAGCAAAAGCATTATCTACAGCTGATATGGCAGGCGATATTGCGAGTTATAGCAAATTCGGAAAAATCGGGGCTGGTTTGAAAGGCGTCGGGAAGGCATTACCTGGTCTAGGAATTGCATTATCTGCAACACAACTTATTGGTATTAATAAGAAAAATGCTGGCGATAAAGCTGGTAGCGCTGGTGGGAGCTTAGCTGGCGGGGCAGCAGGAGCCGCTATAGGAACAGCAATTGCTCCAGGAATTGGAACAGCTGTAGGTGCGGCAATAGGAGGTATTGCTGGAACTAAATTTGGGCAGGCATTCGGTAAAAAAATACAGAAGGAAATACCTGAATATAAAGCTAAATTCGATTTAATTTGGGATGCACTTTCATTCTCAGCAAAAGAACATCCTATTCTATTGAATCCAGTTAATCAAATTAACGATCAAATTAAAATGGCGAAAGCAGGATATGCGGCTATAAAAGATGTGTTTGCTAATCCTTTGAAAACGGATATTTCCGGAAAAGGTATTAGTAAAGATACAGCAAAAAATGTAAACTCATATAAAACTATGTCTCAAAACGCAATCTCTGAATTAAAGTATTTGGAAATGTCCGGGGATGTAATCACTAAATCAACATCTGATAAAATTAGTAAAAATTATAATGGGATGGTTGCGCTAGTCGAGAAATCATTTGAGAAGACTAAAAAAAGTACTGATAAGAATTTAAATACTTTGTCAAAGAATAGCATGTTATCAGAAGCAGACATAAAAGCGGTTAAAGAGAAGCAAGCAAAAATACAAAAATTGTCATTAGATGAAGTGAAGAAAAACAACGAACAAATTCAAAAGCTAAATGAAGATATGGCTACTAAAAATGCTGATATTACAAAGAAAGAGAAAGCAGACATAAAAGCAATTAACGCAAAAGCTGCAAAGGAAGGTAGAGTTTTAACTGCTTCGGAGGAACAGCAAATTACGAGCATCAAACGTAATGCTGCAAATCAACGTAAAACTAGTAATCAAATATATAGTAATCAAATTCAAGCAATATCTAAAAAACAAGAAACTGCTGTGGTTGGTTCTTTGAGTAAGTCTGCAAAAGAGCAAAAATTAATTTTAGGAAAACTGAAAGACAGTAGTGGAAAATTAAGTACAGAACAAGCTTCAAAAGTGGTTAGCGAATCGAAGAGAGCAAAAGATGGAGCAGTAAAAGAAGCTAACAAGAAATATAAGGATGTAGTTGCTGCAGCTGATAAAGAATACTATGTAAATGGAACTATTACTAAGAAACAACATGATGATATTGTAAGGAAAGCTAGGAGCCAAAAGAATAAAACCGTAAAAGCGGCAACTGAAATGCACGAACAAGTAGTCAGCCAAGCTCAATCACAAGCTACTGGTCATTTAAACCAAGTTGACTGGGAAACAGGTCAATCATTATCGAAATGGGATAATTTTAAAGTTAATTTAGCAGGTGTGATTAACTCTGTCACCGGGGGAATAAATAAAGTATTAAAGTTTTTTAGTTTACCTACTATTCCTGAATGGAAGCCAAAAGGTTATAATAATGACACAAAAAAAATAAACACTAGCAAAAGAACCTCATACGGCAGTAACTTAGCAATGGATTACACAGGTTCTAACAATGCATCCGGACAAATCATGGCTGGCGAAGAAGGATTTGAGATTGCATATAATAAACGCAAAGCACAAGCTCAGATTTTAGGTGCGAATGGTGCAGAAATAACGCATGTTGCGCCAGGTACTAAAATTTTGAATCATGCAGATTCGAAAAAAGTCATGCAAGGTGGACTTGGTAAAACATTACCTGGATTTGCAAGTGGTAATTCAACGATCAATGATTTCTTAAGTGACGCATGGGATGGAACAAAAGCTGTAGCTGGGAAAGTAGTTGATTTTTCTAAAAAAGCCTTCGACTGGGCAGCACATCCTATCAAAAATTTAAATAAACTTTTTGGTGGTTTATCTGTAGGCGTGAAAATGGGGAACGATGGAAATTTAGGTTCTGATGTGCTGAACTATTTGAAAAACAGTATCGGTTCACCTCTTGAAAAAATGCTGTCTGGATTTAAAGAAACGGCACCAGTAGCAGGTCCAGCTGGAAAAGGGGCTTCTGCTTGGTCTAGTGTAATTAAAAAGGCTGCTCTTGCAATGAAAGTTGATTTATCCGGAGGAGAATTAAAAGGTATCATTGCACAAATTCATCGTGAATCTGGCGGGAATGAAAAGATTACTCAGTCATCTGGTGTTGTGGATGTTAATACATTATCAGGTAATCCAGCTAAGGGATTGCTTCAATATATCCCACAAACATTCAATGCATATAGAATGAAAGGGCATAACAATATATTTTCTGGATATGACCAGTTACTAGCTTTCTTCAACAACTCATCGTGGAGAAATGACCTTCCCTATGGTAAACGAGGTTGGGGACCACGAGGACATCGTCGATTTGCAAACGGTGGTTTTGTAAACAAAAACGAAATGATAGAAGTTGCTGAGAACAATAAGCCAGAAGTAGTCATACCGCTTACTCGGAAAAATCGAGCAGTTCAATTAATCAAAAAAACAAAAGAAATCATTGGTATGAATGACGGTGGAAGTGTTGTTGTCAATAGTCCTGACAACTCGGAAATGGTTTTACTGCTTCAACAACAGAACCAGATTTTAATGCAACTACTTCAAAAAAATAGCGATGTGTATATGGATGTCGATAAAGTTGGGAAGTTGGTAGAACCGACTGTTACGAAAACCCAAAACAGTCGGACAAGTCGTAAAGACCGCGTACAGGGGGTTAGAAAAACGTGACAAAAATAGGATTTACGTATGCTGGAATTCATAGCGACGATATTCCAGCGGTAGTTAATAATATTAAAAGAAATGCTATAAGTATTACAGAAAATATCCAAGAAGTACCTGCCAAAATCGGTGGGTACTTTTTTGGAAATACAATTGGAACTCGCAGTTTTGATATTAATATAACTATCATGGCAAAATCTGAAACTGAACGAGTAGAAATTGCGCATGATTTAAGTAATTTAATCATACAAACTAATAGTTTTGAAAGCGAAATAATCTTTGATGATGAACCGGAATGGATTTATTACGGTCATTTTGCACAAATGGCAGAGTTAACGGAATTACAAACAGATAATTATACAACAACCATTACATTTATATGTAGTGATCCACGTGGGTATGGAGAACAACAAGAAATTAGTTTACCAGAAAGCCCGGCTATAATCGAGGTGGCGGGTTCACAATTAACAAGTCCAATTATTCATGCGATAGCGACTGAAGATTTAACTAGTCTATCATTTGCAACAGATGATGATTATATATTTCTAGGGGCTGATATTGACCCCGATACAGGACAAACAGCTGTGAAAATGTATGAGAACGTGTTGTCCGATAGAGCAAATGACATGACTTTGTGGGATGGTATTGGGCAAAGTAATATTACTTGGGAGCTAGAAAATGGTAAGCCTGCGAAAACAAGTTCATTTAAACAAACTATAAACACCATTCGTGTAAACTCCTATGGTGAAAAAACAGAAACCGCGCCTTACAAATCATGGAGAGGTCCTGTAATGAAACGAATGTTGACGTCAGAATTAGACAATTGGAAAGTCACCGCTCGATTGGCAAATATTACTCAAAAATACCCACGCGCTAGAACAAAAATAGAATTGTATTTATTAGACAAAGATAGCAAACGCATTGGTAAATTTATGATTAAAGATGCCCAAAATGGGAGAGCTATGAATTTGGGACTAGAGATTGGGAGAACAACGAAAGATAGATACCTTTTTGCTGCAACTGAGGGGAAAGTAGTTAAGAAAAAGAATACGAAAGTGGTTTATTCAAAAAAAGTACAACAAACAGTGAAGTATACAGAAAAAGGTAAAACAAAGACTAAGCAAGTTTGGAAAACAATAAACACGACGTATGAAGTCGGAAATAACTATAATGAATTTTCAGATGCGTACTTTAATCTATCTATTGAAAAGCGTGGACAGTTGTTTATTGCGGAAATAGTTAAATTGAACGATAAAGGTAGTCAAGCTTGGAAACGAACCTACAAATGGAAAGACTCAAATAACAAATTTGCTACTAAGTTAGCAGGCATCGGAATTTACATGGCAAAAATGGATATTCCAGAAGATTTTAATAATCAAACTTACAAAGACAATGATGTTGTTTTTTGTGACTTGGTTGTACAAAAAGTTAATCCAGAGGCAGATATTAAAAATAATCCAGAGGTTATTATTCATAAAGGTGATGAAATTATGATTGATTGTGAAGCTGGGGTCATAATGAAAAATGGTTCAGTGTTCATGGAAAATTTAGCAATCGGAAGTTCATTTCCTTCGTTTTTTGGCGGCTATCAAACTCCAGTGGCTTTCAGCGAAGGAGCGGAGTGGTCCATAGAGTACAGACCGACGACATATTAGGAGAGGAGGTATAAAATGTTAACAATTCTAAATAGACAAAGAACAACTGTGGGCGTGTTATCTAATGACATGCCTTTTTCGTGTCCTTTTTGGGATGATGAGAGAAATGAGAAGCTTGAAAACTTTGATGACACATACACTGTTACCATCCCCGCAGAACATGAAATGGCTGAACATATTCACGAAGGTAATTATATTTTGTTTGAAGACGAACAAGCTAAGTTACGATTATTTCGTATTTATGAATCTGAAAACGGGTTAAATATGCAAGGACGATACATCAAAGCAACAGCAGAAAATGCATTTATTTATGATTTAAATGCAACTATTATATCAAATAAATTACTAACTGATATAAGAGCTGATATGGCGCTTGAATATATTTTACAACAGACAGGATGGTCAATTGGTAAGAGAGAATTTGTTGGACAAATACGTACTATTGAATTTGCAGACAATATAACGGCTCAAGCTGGATTACAACAAGTTATTGCAGAATATAAAGCAGAAATTGATGCTTACGTGGAGAGCTTTGGCGGTCAAATCATTAATTATAAATTTGATTTAGTTGAAGAGCGAGGCAACAATACTGCGAAACGATTTGAGTACGCAAGAGACATTCAAGGTCTTAAACGAATTACAACTGATAAAACGATGTACACTGCTCTTATCCCGGTTGGTAAAGACAGTTTAACAATTAAATCAGTGAATAATGGTTTAAATTATATTTATGATGATGAAGCGAACTGGCTGTACAACGATGGCAGAGAATATTTAAAAGGGGTCATAACAAAAGATACAATAACAAATCCGCAAGCTTTAAAAGATTGGGCGCTACTAGAGCTTGAAAAAGTTAATCATCCTTTATCCACATATGAGGTAGACGTGATATTACTAGCAGAGATGTTAGGCTATGAACCACACCAAGTCACACTTGGAGACACAGTAAGAGTAGTCGACTTGGACATGGATATAACTTTATCTGCAAGAATCATAGAAAAGACAACTTCTTTTAGTGATCCGTCTAAAAACAAGGTTGTTCTTGGTGATTATATCGAATTGGAAAACGTCACACCACTGGCTATTTGGGAACTTCAAGCGCAAATTGAAGAAGCTAAAAAACAAATAGAAGAAACGAAGACGTGGAAAGTAGAATTATTTAGCACGAGTGGTTCTACTTTTAAAAATAACGCTGGCACTACACAACTTATTGCAAGAGTTTACGATGGGAAAACAAACATAACGAATAGTATTGAGCGTGGTGATTTTATTTGGGAGAAGATAAACAACGACGGTACACACGACTTGGTTTGGGAAGAAGCACAGATAGGCGTAGGTAATGTTGTTAATATCTCTGGAGAAGACGTTTTTATCAATGCCACTATTAGATGTTCAGTCAATCAAGGAAGTGAAGCTAGTATATTAATGATTAATGAAGAAGAAAGTTATATGTATGCTGAACTTCCACGCGAATTCCCTGCTGGGATAGAAGTAAATTTATCGGTTATGCAATGTGCGCAAATAGACGTGGAAAATGGTTATATATACTGGTCGCAAGAATATTATGGAAGTAAAAAAAGTAAAGTCGGTGGACAACAATCATACAATATTTATAGAACTACGCTTGATGGTACTTTCGTCGATATGATGTGGATTCTCGGCGGAGGACATGGGACTATGTTTGGCGTGGACACTTCGTCTGGTGAGGCGCACATCTGGTCTTATTATGTAACACCATTGCCCCAAGCAGAGAAGGCGATAGCAATGTTTAAATATGTCCCTTTGAAAGAACAGTTTTACGATGAGTCGATGGCATTTAAACTTGAAGCACCTGACGGTTTCCGAGTAACATACGATAAAACAAGCGACTATGTAGTTATGAGTCCAGGCGTTTCAAATTTAAGTATTAATGTTTTTAAAAAGTCTGATTTATTAGCCGGCAGAATAGCTCCTTTATATACATTTAGGACAAAAGACTGTGGATTTACAACTACTTTATATACGTTGCAAGGAATGCATGTAATGTTTCCATACGCGTATTTGTCAGCCGGAGGGAGTTTTACAGGCACTGATAAAAATCAAGTTTGGTGTTGGGATATGATTAATAATAGTTTAGTTTATCATCATGTTTTTCAAAAAAAATACTATCCTGCACAAGGTTCAACTAACGAATGCGAAGGAGCGTATCCATTTCTTGATGCAAATGGCAAGCGAATGATGCAGCTAAATTTAGGGCAAGGAGAGGCGGGCAAACGATACAATCGTATTTATGCTATGCCAGAAGAAAGGATGTTGGATAATGACAATTAGAGCAGCAGCGGAAATAACATTAACAGATATTAACGATGCAATAGTAGCTGGTGAAGCACCGTTAAACCCGACCACCGATTTACTGTGGATGGATAGTAGTGCCTCACCTAATGTGCTACGAAGATGGGATGGAGAAAAATGGGTCAGTCAAACATTGAATATCAAAGAGGCTGACCCGGAAACTAGTCAAAAAATAGATGAAGCGATAACGACTGCTAATAACGCATTAGTAGAATCAAGTGCTAATCATAAACCAGTCTTTGATAAAACACAGCCAAGTAATCCGCTAAAAGGAGATACTTGGTTTAAAATAGATGAAAATACTAAAACAATCGTCGGGGTATACACATGGAATGGAAATAGTTGGGAAGAATTGCCCTTAGATTATAATGCTCTAAGAATAGGCAAACTTTCAGCTATTACGGCAGAACTTGGAGACGTCAAAAGTGGCAGTATCACAGGTACTGAATTTATTCATAACATAAATTACAAAGATAGTGATGATAACCTATACACAGGTGTTGTGAAAATGAACGATGACGGGTTCAATTCAACTTCCTATTTGCCTACAGGTATCGGCTCAACAGTTTTAGAGAGCATCACAAGCACGTTGGGAGGATATAAAGTAGCTCAAAAACTAATTGATGCAAATGGAGAGAGTAGTTTAGGAAGCTCTATTTTGACCGGGAAATCTCTACAGTTTAATGAGAACGGAAATATAAAGCTATCCATTGACGCAGATTCGTTTTATAAAACGCCGTGGGAAGATATACCGCTAAATTCCGGATATTCAACAGCGGAAAGCAATACGCCTCAATATCGAATTATTTGTCTCTTTGGGATTCGAATAGCTTTTTTCAGGGGGCAAGTTCAAAAATCAACTGCGTGGACCTCTACAAATAATGCTTTTGCGTCTGTTCCTTTCGAAGTTCAAACAACAAAAACAGCAATGGCTTATGCACCGACAAACAAGTCTAGCGGCGGTCGAGTGCATGCATCATCTAGTAACGCGATGGGATTTATACCTGCTGATACTAGTATTACGTATTTCGCGTTAAATCAATTATTTTATATTTTAGATTGAAGCCGAATAGGCTTATTTTTTATGTCAAAAACAGATGGGATGATGAAAATTGGCACTGGGGAGTATATCAATAGCAGGGATGAGCGTAGGCGAGTTAATAGCGTTAATCAGCCTAATAGCCGCTATTGTGGGTTTTGTGATTAGGTGGGCGCTAGTCGCGCCTTTGCGTAATATGATTGATTCTCTGGATATAACTTTAAATAGTCTGAGAGAAGAAATGTCAGAAAGCAAGAAAGATCGTATGAGTTTACGAGAAAAGCAAAACGATCATGATAAAGAAATCGCTTTATTGAAGCGGGAGGATAAAGCAATTTGGAAGTATATAGCGAAAACTGAGAAGGAGGAAAAATAATGAAAATTAACTGGAAAGTGAGAATGAAATCGAAAGTGTTCTGGGTGTCAGTTATCCCGCTAATTCTAGTACTAGTACAGCAAGTACTTGGGTGGTTCGGCGTAACAATTCCTGCTGACACAATCAACAAAGAAGCACTAGATATGATTAACAGTGTATTCCTATTGCTCGGTGTGCTAGGAGTAGTGAACGACCCCACAACAAGCGGAACAAGTGACAGTGAGTTAGTTTTGAATAAAAATAAAAAAGTAGAGGATGAAGTAAAATGACAAGTTATTATTATAGTAGAAGTTTAGCGAATGTAAATAAGTTAGCAGACAATACAAAAGCAGCGGCGAGAAAGTTGCTAGATTGGTCCGAAAATAGCGGCATTGAAGTATTAATCTACGAAACGATTAGGACAAAAGAGCAACAATCCGCTAATGTTGTGAGCGGTGCGTCTCAAACAATGCGCTCTTATCACCTGGTAGGACAGGCACTAGATTTCGTCATGGCGAAAGGTAAAACTGTTGATTGGGGTGCTTATCGTTCAGACAAAGGCAAAAAATTCGTGGCAAAAGCGAAGTCCCTTGGATTTGAATGGGGTGGTGATTGGTCTGGATTTGTAGACAATCCGCACCTTCAATTTAATTATAAAGGTTATGGAACTGATACTTTTGGAAAAGGAGCTAGTACTAGTAATTCTTCTAAACCAAGCGCAAACACAAACACGAACAGTCTAGGATTAGTTGATTACATGAATATGAATAAACTAGATTCCAGCTTTGCGAATCGTAAAAAACTAGCGAGCAGTTACGGAATCAAGAACTACACTGGAACAGCTTCACAAAACACGACTTTATTAGCTAAATTGAAAGCAGGAAAACCGCATACGCCAGCTAGCAAAAACACATACTACACAGAAAACCCTGGAAAAATTAAAACGCTTGTTCAATGTGATTTATATGACTCCGTGGACTTCACTGAGAAGCACAAAACAGGCGGGACTTATCCGGCTGGAACGGTGTTTACTATCGTCGGAATGGCGAAAACAAAAGGAGGAACACCAAGATTAAAAACCAAAAGTGGTTACTACCTAACTGCTAACAAAAAATTCGTCAAGAAAATCTAGTTTGGTTTTACAAGTTAAAAATCATCAAAAAACTATAAGTTAATTTCAGCCCTCACATTTGTGGGGGTTGCTTTTTGTTTTATAAACAGGATACTTTTGTGATACTTAAAGAAATGTGAATTATATTACAATTAGTGTACTGGTTTAATGATTAAAAATTAAATATTTTTAACTATTAGTTAAACTGATAGTTTCAAGCAAACATCAGAAGGACTCAGAGATACGAAATTCGGTTTTTTATATTTATTTTGAGTTACATCATGTAAAATTAGAAAAACCTCCCAAATGGGAGATACAAGAATATTGTACTGTTTGACCTACTTTGATGTTCGTTTTCGTTTCTGAAAAAAGGTTTACAAGCACGCTTTGAGTGATATATGATAGTTAATACAACATATATGTTATTTAATACAACATATATGTTAATGAAAATATATAGAGAAAATGTGACACAGTTTAAATACATAAAGAGGGATGGATTTGTAATGACCTATATTACTTCGGTTTGTAAACCTTTTTCCGAGGATGAAAGGGAGCATCTGGCGACTAATTTTTTTAATGGAATGATAAAAAATCATCCTTATTTAAATGAGTTATATAGACTTATTCTTTTGAAAATGAAGTATTTTACTATAAAGGATAATAAAATATCTCAGCTTCGTTACTCTAATCAACATGGGTGGCATTTTACAATTACTTATTGTGATATAACGGGGAGTTTACGACCAATGGTGATTATAAAAAAATTAAAAAGAGATGATTGTACTTATGAAATTCGTATCAATGGAGATTATGATAAGTCAAGGCTACTTTTCTTTTATGTTAGCCAAGAAATAATGGAAGAAGTATTATTTATCTTGAGCTACGGATATTCAAAAAATAGTGGAAAACAAGATTTAACTGATGTTCTTGCTCAATCTACTAAAAGTATTAAGGCTGATATTGAATCAGTTAGTAATACAAATGAAAAGATAACTGAATGGGTAGGAGGTAATTGGAAATGAATATCAATGAAATGTTTATGGATCATCCCCAATTTCAAACGCCTAAAATGAAATTGTCTGAAAAAATTATTAAAATTGAAACTGAAAAAGGATATACTCAAGAAGAAGCTGCTAAATTAGCAAAGATAAAGTTAGAATTATTTGTACAACTTGAACTAGGAAGAGAGGATATTCATATAATGCACTATATGAACACCCTTGCTCGATTGGAAGAAAAAAACAACTTATATGTCATGTCTTCTAGTCCCGTTGTGAAACAAAATTCTTCACGTAATAAGAAGATTAAAGTAGCTACTAAAAATCCTTTTTTAAATAATAAATTTAATAGAACGGCAGGTACTTTTTTATGAAACTTGAGTTAATAGCAATGACTGTAAATGAATTGAATATGGTCCGAGTTGGATATGATGATACCAAAATAGGAAGCGAGTATTCCGATGTAGAAATAGTTGAGATTGATTTGGCCGATGAAGGCGAAGGATATTTTGAACTTATTTTTAAAACTGGAGCTCAAATTGATGATTTATTGTATTATAGCGCATCAATTCAAGCTAAAATAGTTGCTCATGAAATTGATAATGAGACATTTGAAAGCGAAATAACTGAAAATATAGATGAAGCAGCAATGCCACTGTTTGCAAAAGCTTCACAACTTTTAACTAATTTATCAGCAGAAGTCAGTCCAATTCCACAAATTGTACTATTCAGTGCTAATTATGATGATTCACAAGACTAATTCTTATATACCCCCCTAACCACACGTTAGGGATTTTTTTTATGCAAAAAACGCCAAGCATGTGCTTAGCGCTTATTCTTTTCGATAACAGGTTTAAAATACTTTTCTTCTGCTTCAAGACGTGCTTTTATTGCGTCTTCTTTTTTTACGAAACGTCCGATAAAATGATATTTTCGTTGGAATGTTATAGAAGCTTCCCATTTATTTCTTTTCTCATCCCAACGCACGCCTTTTATCCCACTCTTGTTTCTTGCTGATAGGCTTCTAGTTAAAGCTGATTTCATAGTGCCATCGACTGCGTCTACTTCTAGTTTTCTTTTAAGGGCGTTTTTCTGTGCTGTTTCTGTCCTTAAATTTTTTTTCAGCATATTCACGCCCATTTTCTTTAGCTAAACAACCGCAAGATTGAACATGACCTCGTTTTAAATGTTGAGCTAATACTTCTTTTTCATTGCCGCATACACAAACACATTCCCAAACCGCATTCCCATTTTCAGAACGAACAAACTCTTTAACTCTCAATCTTCCGAATTCCTTGCCTGTCAAGTCTATAATATGATTGTTCACTAGTGTCACTTCCTTTTAAACTTATCAAAGTAACTCATTTTTCTTCTCTTTTAACACGGTGATAGCATTTTCTAACGCTTTACAAACATCTTTTTTTATATTTACATGTTTTTCGTTTTCAAATCTATTGAACGTAAAAGGAAGTACTTCAATATTAGCAGACTCAAACTCTTTGATTAAGCAGTATAATTCGAATTCTTGTGCAGGAAATGAGAGTTTGTACTTGTCTAACAGGTGTTTAAATCCTGCAAGATCGTCAGAATTTTTTTCTATGTCTTCTAATTCAAACAAAACATCTGATACAGATAAACCCGAAATCAACGATAGCGAGCGTAGTATTGAAACAGTATATTTATTTAACGGTTTTTCGTTCTGGTCTTTTAAAGTGTTTTGTGAGATACCAGTTAATTTGCTTAACTGATACCTCGTCAAATCATGCTTTTTTAAGAATTCATCTAATAATTTAATTGCCATTTAGTTTAATTCCTCTTTATCATAAGATCTTGTGTAAATTAAATCGTCTTCAAATATTTCGAAACCATCAAATTCAAAATCTTCCCCGTAATAAACCCCTGCATCACTAACATGTTTTTCAGGACAACGAAAATACTGAGTTGCTGCTTCCCGTGTGTTACGCTCAACGCTTGTGAATAGTAGTTCTTCGTTATTTGTTTTCGCGTTTTTAATCAATTCAATTACATCGTTTTTATACATAGTTTTGCTCATTTCTACCACATTCCTTTTCTATTTTATATTTTTACCATTCTTCTAATTTATTGCCTTCGTTATCGGATAGAACAAAATCACTTTCGTTTTCATAACATGTTTTTAGAAACTCTTCAAAACTAGTTTTTTCACTACTTTCAAAGTCTTTTTCCTCTTCTTGGACCTCTTCATAAAGAGCTTTCGCTTCGCGTTCCATTAACTCTTTATATTCCTTTTCAGTTAACAGTGTGTCAGTTCCTTCATTGTACCAATAAGTTTTTCCCATTTGTCATCCATCCTTTTCAATCGTTTTCTTTACTATATTCACATTATACTACGAATATACGTAGTAGTCAATAGTTTTATCAATTTTATTTTAAAATAAAAAAATACCCCGAAAAAATTCGAGGTTGCTGTTATGTTCAGATGTAAAAAACGGGATGTCAAACAGCTAATAGTTGAATGAAATAATGAACGAAAATCGTTCATGTGAATATTATTACATAGATTTTTATGTAATACAACACTTTTTTAACACTTGATTTCAAGAACGTTTGTTCGTATAATGTGTACAAGAGGTGACGGAAATGTATAATTTAATTGATGATATTTTAGAACATTCAATAGTATTAGCAGATGCGTTAAAAAGAAATTGGTCAATAGAAGTACTGTTTTTAAAGAACAATCATCATGTACGCTATAAGTATGTAGTTCCTGTATACATTGACAACAAAAAACACATTGTATCACTTGAACGCTTTGACGAACGAATAATTGACATTAATATAGAAGATATAATTTTTTGCGAGGTTATGACGTGAGAGTATACAGCTTTAATGATTTTAAGTATATTTGTTACGTTGAAGGGAAGAAAGGTGCTGTGGAGAAACTTTTTTCAGACATATTTGAAACGAAAAAGTTAAAAGCTTTTTATAGAAAAGTAGACAAGAAAGATATAGATTTAAAAACTATTTATCAAGAGTATTTATTTCAATGTAAAAACAAATAATATTTACAAACACATAAAACGTTTGTGGCAAAATTTGTGGCAAACACATTATAAATTGCTATATATCAACGTATATTAATCCCTCTCAGGACGTAAATAGCTATATTAAAGAAATCTCTAAAACGTTGAAAAACCTTGATATTAAAGGTTGGATGGATGTTTTAGAGATTTTTTTATATCTTATAATATCTGTTTTATTCCGTATTTTTCATGACATTTGTGACAAAATTTGTGCTATTTCCATCCATTTTTAATGTGAAAAAAGCATCTATTTTAGTTTGATTATGTTGATGCAAATTAGAGCTTAGATTATTATAATATTTTAATGTTATTAATATCAGGTTGACCTCTCCTAAGTGTTAGACATGTTTCACCAGTCTCCATAGGAGTGTGGTAGCTGATTGCACAGTAATTATATACTTTACGTCAATATCAAAAGCAAGTCCAATTAAAATGGATTACCTTGCCCCGTAAATGACAACTTCTGAAAATAGGTAAAAGGAACAAAAGATGATGTAATTAGGGTCTAGTGCATTTGTGGTGAATTTAGGTTTTGATTATAATGAGAATCTCCGTTTAGAGGTTGTTCTTTTGAAAACGATAGAAGCAATTATAGGTATCGACTACCATATATTACTGAAAAAAGAGCTAGATTAAATAAAAAAATAATTCTAACATCATAGGAGGCAATTATGACTTTTTTAAACACCTTAAAATTAAATTTGGAAAATGAAAAAAAGAGAATGTTATCCGATGCTTTTATGAAAAAACAAGAAGGAATCATTGTAAACTATATAGTGACTTGCAGTAAGGATTCTGCTATTGGCATTAGTAAAAAGGCAATTGATATATTATTGATAATCAATGAAAATACATTTCCTGAATGGCCAAATGTAGATAGATGGCTTTCTATTTTGCCAAAATATTTTACGGATTCTTTTTCAAAATCAAAAATATTGCATAGTGAAGATTGGCTATTTGAAGAGTGGTTATACTGGTTTGAACCTGAAAATAGATTTTGGTTTTTAGGAGAATTAGATCCTGTTGATAATGAGCATTTGAAAATAAGCATAGTTGTACAAGAACACCCTTTTCCAGTAGAATCATTAGAAGTTCTACTTATGAAGCTAGGAACAAGCGAATTACATGAAATTGGTATGGAATGA